GTATTAAATTTTGCCAATACCAGTACAGTTAATTTAAAAGACGCTGTAACCGGCGCTGGCATACCTGCCAATGCTACTGTGGTAGCCAAAACGGCCAATACGGTGACTTTAAGTGTTAGTACAACACAGGCTGTTGGACTTGGTGTTAGCATAGGATTCAGCACTGATGCTAGCCAGCCCAGTTACATTAATCAAAGCGAACAAAATATACAAGACCTGCTATGGCAAGAAAATCGCGACAGAAAATACGATGATTCTGTTTATACCATGCGTGGCATTTACCAAAAACAAGATCAAGATTTTGATCTAAGTCAATTTGGACTGTTTTTACAAACTGGCACTATCTTTATGACGTTTCATTTACGTGACATGGTTGACATGATTGGTCGTAAAATTATGAGTGGAGATGTATTAGAACTGCAACATCTGACTGACTTTGACGCACTTAATCAAGATGTTCCTGCAGCACTTAAGAGATTTTATTCAGTCAGTGATGCATCTTGGCCGTCTGAAGGATTTAGTCCAACCTGGTGGCCACATCTCTGGCGTGTTAGATTAAATCCACTGGTAGACAGTCAAGAATACAGTCAGATATTCCAGAGTATTGTGGCTGGAACTGCTGGTACTACCACACAGCAATTATTAAGTACATTAGATACAAACCTGGCGATCAATGATGCTGTAATAGCCAAAGCCAAACAGAATGTTCCTAAGTCCGGCTACGACACCAGCAGTTTATACGATGAGCCAACTAACCCCGATGGTAGTTTGGTCAATGTACGAAACGTTACTTCAGATAATACCACCCACACCGCCGACGATACCATAGATACTGCCGACGAAGGCATGCCAAGTCCGCGAGTTCCAATACCGGCTTACCTAGGTGGTGACAGTGTAGCACCAAATGGCTTGCCACTGGGTGCTGGTATCAGTTTCCCACTGCATCCAAACACTGGAGATTTTTTTATGCGTACCGACTACTTGCCAAATCGTGTATTTAGATTTTCTGGGTCTGCTTGGATTGTGTTTAACGATGTTCAACGTACTAGCCTAACACAAGGTGCCGGCAACAATACTTTATTAGGTAGTTTTGTCAATGATACAAATACTTTTGTTACTAAATCTAATGTTACTGTTCCAGAAAAACAAAGTCTCAGTAACGCACTAACTCCTCGAGCAGATAACCTATGACAGCCCCTTCAAATTTCTTTTACGACGGACAGATCCGTCGATTTATAAGTCAATTCATCAGCATGGTATCAAACTTTTATGTACAGTTTGGTACAGAAAGTTCTGGAGAGATAACCTATAGACGCATACCTGTTATGTACGGAGATCCTAGTCGTCAGGTAGCTCAGATCATTAAACAAAATAGTGAAAATACTACCAATGCTGTACCGGCCATGGCAGTATATATTGATAGCTTGAGCTATGACCAATCACGCTTACAAAATCCCACTAACGTGCAGAGCATGATGATTCGTCAAAGAGAGTTTGATCCAGTGACTGGTACCTATGGAGAAAATCAAGGGCAAACATACACAGTAGAACGACTGATGCCAGTACCTTACAAATTGAGCCTTAAACTAGACATTTGGACTAGTAATACCGAACAAAAACTGCAGATTATTGAACAGATCAGTCAACTTTTTAATCCTGCATTAGAAATACAAAGCACTGACAATTATGTAGATTGGGGTAGTCTAAGTTATGCACTACTGACTGACGTGACTTGGTCTAGCAGAAGTGTGCCTACTGGTGGTGAAGAGCCTATTGATGTGGCTACACTAAAATTTGATTTACCAATTTGGATCAGTACCAATGCTCGTGTTAAGAAAATGGGTGTTATATATACCGTGGTTAACAGTTTCGATGATTTGAGTAATTTAGAAAGTATTGGTCCGTTACAGTATATTACGTTCGGATCGTACGGTGTATTGGTAACCACTAGTCCAAGTAGGATTGTGATAAAACTTTTAGAAAAAGGTGCCGTAGTAGACAGCAATTTTGATAGCAGTGATGTGATTGTTACTGCTCCGCAGGGTTGGAGTAGTCTATTAGATCATTATGGTAACTTTGTAAATGGTATAAGCGAAATACGCCTAACACAGCCCACTGGATCAGAATTAATTGGAACCGTAGCATTAAATCCCACAGACAATACTGAACTTATATATAACCCACTGCCCAGCACATTGCCGGCCAACACTCTACCTCCGGTAACAGCTATCATTGATCCAACAAACGTAAATGTTGGCAGTTACCTAACTAACCCAGCCACAGGAACCAGTTATTTGCTGGTTGAAGACATTGGTGATTACCAGAATCCACAGGGTGCATTGGCCTGGCGTGGCACCGATGGCGTAGATGTAGTAGCACGTGCCAATGACATTGTTACCTACACAGGACAACACTGGGCCGTAACATTTGACAGCGCCAATACAAGTACGCTACAATATGTAACAAATCTTACTACAGAAATACAGTATAAATGGCATAATCAACAATGGCAAAAAAGTTACGACGGAATTTACCCAGCAGGCGAATGGAGTCTGGTTGTCTAATAGGCACAGGCGCATTAATCTTTTGTAAATCAACAAAACGATATTTGTTTTTATTACGCAATGGTGCTCGCCATGATGGGTCTTGGGGATTAGTTGGTGGTAAAATTGAACCCGGAGAAACTGTAGTCGAAGGATTAACTAGAGAAATTGCCGAAGAGTTAGGCGGTAAAATTGTTGATGCTAAACTAATTCCCATAGAAAAATTTACCAGCGATTCAAAGAATTTTGAATACCACACCTATCAAATTACTGTGGATGAAGAGTTTGTTCCTGTACTAAATTCAGAGCATCGTGGATACTGTTGGGTGCATTTGGCCGATCATCCTAAACCTCTGCATCCGGGCGTGTGGAGAACTTTTAAATTTCAAAGTGTTATAGATAAAATTAAAACTTTAGAATCTGTTGTTTAGAGATCAATTTCTTTTACAAAATCATTAAAGTGTATTTGTCTAAAGTTTACAAAATATTTCCACTCTTCGGGAATATACCAATTTTCATCGGGCATTACTCTAATGAACTCAACAGCCGAGTAGGTACGCATTACCTCAGCTAAGGTTTTAATAAAAAACGCTTCGGTGTTGGCACTGTTAGTCACTGGATAATTTGGTGTATCAACATACACATTGTAGTTATGGAACGGATCATTAGAATGGCAATCATGCCCAATAATGTATATTTGTTGATGTCCATCAAAGCAGGCAAGATAAGCAGCAATAGCACCGGCATCCCACGGTGGTTGTTGTGGTGTTAGATAAAACTTACCAGGGTAGGTTAATACTGCATCACTGCTACTATAAACAATATTCGTATCGCAATAACCGCTGTCGGCTAGTTCTGATGCCATATCATTACTGGCAACTAAAAAATCTGGTGTAAAATCTCTATAGAGTGCATTACAGCCATAAGTTTGTACTGCGCCTGCGGCCAATAAACCACCACGGTGACGGGCTAATAGATCAAGCAAGTTGCCCTGTGGATAAAGGGACAGTCGACTAGGTCCATTGCCAATTACTACTGCACGATTAGATATTTGATTATTAACCACATTGTTAGGGGAGAACTCTTCAGTAACATTCCACTGACTGTTTTTCCAAACTAAAGTTTTAACCACTGTTTCGCCGGTATAGTCTTTACGATATATTTTATCTATTCTTTGCATAATATTGCCCTTATAGGGTATTTATAGTTACTAGGCTGGAATCAGTGTTCTTTGCAGTTTTACTGTATTGTTTGCACTAACTCCAGTACCCCAAAGTGTTAGTGTGCCCGAAGTAATATTGGCTGTAAATGTCATTCTTGAACTGGCTCCTGTGTAGCTTATACCATAGACGCTTATACCAACGTTAGTTCCATCTTGTGTTAAGATTACTTCGGCCATTTGATATTGTGTATTAGTAACATCTGTAGTTGATATTAAATACTTTGCTCCGCGGTATATGGCAGTAGCAAATGAGTCAATAGATTTAGGTGTGGTGCCTATGCTGGTGGTA